CAGTGAATGTATGGACCTTATTCTGCTCTAAGACAGGAAAGTCACCAACAATCGCGACGTTACCGATAGATAAACCCGTGTTTGAGGATTGTGTAATGACCTTCGAGTAGACACCAGGTCTATATCTGCGTTGGCCGTTATAATAAATACTTGAAGGCATCATGAGCTCCTGTGTCAGATGTGGCTATTGTACCGAAACTCCGCCGGTAACACCACTTGAAGGTGTGATGTCGTCCGATTGCACTTGGACATCGTACTCTGGAGGGTCTACTCCGAGATCTATATTTGCAGGGATTTCTAAGAGGTGCAACGCAGCATATCGTATCTGCCGAGCATACACGGTCAACGCTTCACCACGCAAACCCTCATCAGGTACAAGCGGTGTACTCCCAACATATAAAATGTTCTGATACCCTGCGTTGATGAACGAAGGCGTAAATATCAACATCGCGCTCTGTACGATTCTCTGTAAGACTCGGATAGCCTCAGATTCGACCGCGTAGATATTTATCACAGCCTCCTGTGAAGTGAATATATGAAATTTAGGGGTCTCATCTAGTTTTGTAGAAGAGAATGAACGGTTTCCGATCCCCTGTTGATCATAATACTGTTCATTGACCTCGCAAGTGACCAGAGGGAGCTTCTTACCAGTCTTTCCACTATACGCCGCGTCAAAACTAATCTGTGTATCTTGTAAAAACTGAAACATACGCGAGCGCATATTCGCGCTCACATTAGGAAAGAGTGGATCGAATCGATCTGTGTTCTCTTTGTAATATGCGACAGCGTTCGCGACAGCATGAAGTATATGAAGATCAAACATCATGTATCTCCGGTGTCTAAGAACTCTAACACAGCCTGGACACGCACTAATTGAGGCTGAAACGAATCCGTAGGTGCTTTGATCTTTGTGCGTGTATCGCGAATAGAGTTAGGGTAACTCCTCACGATATAGCGAGGGTGCATAAAGTACGAGAAAGAGACCCTCGCGCCCTCTGCCGGCTTATTTACCCACTCAATAGCCCCATTAACTACATTGTAATCTGCGGGAGGCAGATCCCCGTTTACGATCGCGAGACCTGTAACAGCGTCAGTCTTATGGGCATACAGGACATTATAAGTCCCTTCACCAGACTGAAGAACTAGCGAACGGTCCGCGATAGGGTATCGAAGCGATGTTATATTCCCTGCGCCTACGGTAACGGCCTCTCTGTAGAGCATTACAGCGTTCACAATTTCAAAAACATCCCCATAGCCAGGTAAATGTTCAGGTAACAAGCTGATATTGATTGTACCGTTACGATACCCACCATACCTCGCGTTCAAATAGTCCGCGTCCGCGTCGGTGATGATCGCTTTGACCGTTTGTGCTGAGTGAAGGATAATCCCCTTACCCGAACAAACAGGGCACGCAGGCGTAAAGCCTGTACCGATATCTATATCGTCAATACCCGATAAATCTAATCCGTAATCGACTGACTTGGGCTGACAGGGGCATATAGCGGACTGTTGCCACTTTAGATCGAGTCCTTTTTGTAAAACTAAATTACGAAATTTAGTGATGTCAAAGTCTACTCGGCCTTTGGTGAGGTTCGCGTCCGGAGAGGGGAATAACATGACTACACCGACAGTATATTCGGAGACCTATACTTAGATCTTAATGTGTTCATCAATGTCTTATATTGTTTCTGGAAGCTCTGTATCCTCGCGGAGTAGCCTCCGTACATCGCGGACGCAGTAGTCCCAATAGATTGCGATAACCCGTCTACACTGACATGCAAGTCACTGATCCCCGCGCCGATGATAAGATCACCAGCTACGTCTAAAGGATTAATCGCGCTCTTCATCAAGATCGCCTGGATAAGCAGTGGATCAACGGTGTTCATCTGATAATCAATAGTCATATCGCCCGTAGTAGGCGCTGTCGTTACTGATATTACAAACGAATCTGTACCGATTTGCCGTACTGCTGCGCCTGATCCGCCCTGTGCGTCCGTTACGGTTACTTTCACCGTAGGCTTCACGCCATGAAGATGAGGCACAGATACTGTGACCTCTTTTTCATTTTGAGGAATGGTCGCCGTTCCGTCTTTGAACGTGAACCCTGACGTATAATCTATACTGAAGTATGCCGGCACATAAGAATATGGCGCGAACACATCTCCAAATAACAAAGGTAACCCGCTCCTGAAGAAGAAGGAACCTATCGTCTCTGAAGTAGGGATCAAGTTAATCTGCCCATGCTGGGGGGACGTGAACGTCGCCCAAGTATAAGGCATCTCTACCGCAGGGTAATTACCCAGCGTGATCTCTAATTTATCTACAGTTAATAAGGGCCTGTGGTCTAAAGAAAAAGGATAAAAAGCATCCTTATGCTGTAGCCTGGCGTCGTGTCTCTCCCCTTTAACAGTAAAGGGGTCAATCTGTATTCCGAGCTCCATTTCGACATTGTCGATAGCAGCATCGATGGCCTGTTCAAAAAAGCTGTCACTGAAGGCAACGCCATCCGCATCACGGAAGTCTACGCCCTCTAGTGTTGTGCTCTTCAAAAACGTAGGAGTGATAAGATCACGAATCGCCATAAGAGACTCCTAGAGTTCTTTACTCGCTTTTGTTTTTGTAGTTGCTTTTCTAGGCCGCCCACGACGCTTGGCAGGTTTCTTAGCCGGAGGCTTTGGGACATCGGGAGCACTCTCGATGTATTGCCAAGTGCCGGGGGAGTCGAGAAGGATTTTTTGTAACTTCTCTGTGACAGGCGTTAATAGTTTACCTGCCGCGTTCACAGCGACATAAAAGCCTTTGAAAGCGAAGCCATAGGCTTCTCTGTTCGTCATGCTATGTCGTCTGCGATAGAACCACATTAGAACTTGTCGCTCGTGAAGTTAGGGTTCAGATTCTCAGTTGAGTTGATACCCACGTTCTCAAGCAAGAACATCTTTGAAGGAACCTTAACCACAGGAGCCCCGAAGAGCATCAAGAGGAAAGGCTTCACAGTGGCGACCTCGGCGAGAGGACGACGTAAGAAGTCCAAGAGGCGAACGAACTCGAACACGCTAGGATCATGCTGTGCGAGCACAATCTTAGAAGTGTTGTACTTAGACCCGTCAGCGCCGTCATTGAGATCGGTGATCGTAGTGGTCGACGTAGGGTCATTCGGAATCTCTTTGATGAGTTTCGCAGTGGTGACATCCCCGTCCTTTTGGGTACGGTAAATACGGAAGTACGATGCCGTAGCGTGAATAGATAAGACGAAGGTGACAGTCTCTGTCGCAGCTACAGTAACAGCCGTCAACGCGAGAGGAGCACTATAACCCTTCGAGTTCACTGCGATGGCGTAGTAGATGTAATCACCCGCGTCAGCGGCAGTGAACTTACCTGAAGTGCCTGCTGCGTTAGGCTGAGTGGTTACAACAGGAAGGGCCGCCCCACCAGCGCCGAAGGCCGTAGCAGGCATACGCGATGCGTAGTGCAAGAACGGAGCAGCCTTGACCTGCACAGCGCCGTAAGGAGCCATGATGCTGAGATTGCTCGCGCCGAAGGTGAGACCTTGACTGTTCTGATTGACCTGGAACTGGTCATGCCTTCCGGACTCTACAGATTGCTTAATCAATTCACTGTGAACACGAGGCTCAACGTAGATGCAATCAGGACGACCGAAGTTAGGCGCACTGTAAACTTCCCCGAGAACTTCTTGAAGAAGGAGAGGAGTAGGCGCAGAACCTGCGAGATCGAAGGTGTTAGGTCCACGTCCAGCAGGACCGCCGGCTTTGATCTGCTTACAGATGCCGTCAAAGCCGAGTTCGTGAAGATCCTCGTCTCCGTACCAGAGTTGACGTTCGACTTTACGCATGAGGTTCATGGTACCGCGCATGGTCTCTTCAGCGAGAGCTTGGCGATTGTCGCCAATCAAGCCGACCAAAGAAGCGACATCACTGATCTGACGACGCTCTGCCATGTACTTGATCTTGACAGTCTTACGCTCATACTGAGACTGATTGGTCGCGAAATCATCATTTCCGCCGCCGCCCTCGCCGATGAAGGGATCGAGGTCGAACCCATGCTCATTTACGACGACATACTCATGCAGAGTCTGAGTGACGTTCCTCTTAGGGATGTTCTTCCAGAGACTCAGTTCCTGCATCGTGTGTGATGCGGAACTAAGGCTTCCTTCGATGCTCTGAGGAACGAGGGGACTTAAAGATCCGTCCGTAGTATCAGCACCTGTTTGGTAGCCGATGTTCCCTGATTTGCGGAGAGCCTCGTTCAGTTGCACGAGGTCTGCGACATTAACTGTTTCGTTTGCGCTAGGTAAGTGCATTTTAATTCCTTACTGTAGGTTCAGGTCTGACGCGACCTCGGCAGGAGAGTAGTGTGAATCGAGCATCGCGATGCCCTTCATGAGTGCGAAGCGGCGGTCACCTTCAGCGACCTTTAACTCGGTCATTGCTTTGTTAAGGACATCTTGTCGAGAAACGACAGGTGCCTCTGCAATGCGATCAGCAGGAGCGAGCTCCGGCTCGGCTGTTACAGCCTTAGCAGCGACAGGCTGAGAAGAGAGGTCCGAGAACCCTTTCTCAATCTTCGCGTCGAGACCTTCGAGAGACTCGATCTTAGCGCCGATACCTTCGAGAGACACGATCTTATCACCGAAAGCGTCGAGTCGTGCAGACATATCCTCAAGACCCTTAACGAGAGCCTCAATCATAGCCTTATTCTGCTCAAGGATCTGATCAGCGCCTTTAGCGATAATCTCTGCGCTGCTGTCCTCAGTTTCGGTTTGTTGTTGTGCCTGAAGGGACTTGTTGAGATCCACAAGTAGGTCTTCGAGGCGACTTAGATCAGTAGTCTGTGGTTGGTCAGACATGTTTACCTCCATAGGGGTGTTCATTTGTAACCCTTTGCGGCACCAAGCAAGGCTGACGCCATAGCTCTCTGTTCCGATGTTGGGAGTTGAGGGAATACTTTCCCGAGCAGTTTTTGTAACTGGAGCAAGGATACCATAACTTTTCTATTATTGGTCGGAGAAATCGCAGAGGACATCATTTTATCTATTTCCTCCTCCATCATCTTACCCATCTCTTTAGATAGGACTTTCTGGACGACAGTATAAATAGCAGCCTCTGTAGGGGCCTGCTCAAGTGACTGCGCCGCGAGGGGAGATAAGGAGGCTCCTGCGTCACTCACGGCACCTTCCTGATATCCAACAAGACTCCTCGCGAGGACTTCTAATCGAGCATCCGGATTAACAGGATGTGCTGTAACCGAGACATTTAAAATACGAGCGCGTGTGACAATAGTGGGGTCTTTTGAATCCCGCTCTAACACTTGACCCTCGACCGAGAACCCAATAGAGCGACCTCCGCCAGCTTTTTGAATAGCCTTAGCGGACTCATATACTTCTTTGCCTCGAGGTCTATTAAGGAATAGGTCACCCTCTATTCGAGTGGCATTCTTTCCGTCTTCGAGAACAACGCGCTCTACTTTTTTAGGTGCGCCGACTATCCACTCAGGGCCTTGTTTGTGCTCATAATTGAGCCAGCCCTTTGTTAGAAAGTACTCCCACTCCATTCCCTCCTGTAAAAGAATATCACCTTGAAGGTCAGCACTCTCGCTTGAGATAATCCCCGCGATCTTACCGTTAATATCTTCTGTGAGGTCTGGTATGTCGCTTGAAGCCTTCTCCAAGGTGACAGGTACCCAGGTTGAAAACAGTGCAACAGGTGTTTGCTCATGCGCCATAAGGGGACTCCTTCTCTTTAGACTCCAGCCATTGTATCAAATCTTCAACGTGTGCGGGGAGATATGTCCCTCTTTCTTTATCAAAACCTAATAACACGAATAATTCATCGTGCGTGCGTTCGACCGGATGATATATGGATAAGAGGTGTATCGCGAGATCTATTGCTCTTATGACAGTGATCTCTACACGACTGACGTAATAGTCAGGATTCGCGAGGTCCTCTAATTCCCAATCACTTCCAGGGTAACATTCCATGCCCCTGCGCCTAAGAGCTCGCCCATATCTATCTCTCACAATGTCTATATAATTGCTCGCACCGCATACATAAGAGGCGAGAGCACGCCTGTGGATAATGTCCAAATTATAATTATATAGGGATGTGAACCCGTCCAAACAGAGGTTACTGATCTGTGTTGTTATCCACGCTCTAATATCCTCTCCACCAACAGGATTGTTCTTATATACGAGATACATGAGTAGGTCTAAACCAAACCTATCGTGTCTCACCTCTCTATTATCGATGATCTTACCATCGCTCTTTAAGAACTCTGCATCGTACTGATGTAGACGGGCGACATCGAATTTCTTATGAGTCGCGGTCTTCTTCACCGACTGCTTACTGAGTCTGAGCACACTAGCAATATCACTAGGTGTGAACCACATACGAGAAGACTGCCCTATACGAAGGAATGGGATATCGAAGAAAGAGCGGATCATTATCAGCCTCTGCGTTGCTTTATGTCAGTATCTTTTATACTATATCATTTAGTCTGGAAATCAAGAGGTGACCTATGAACTTTTCTAGTGTTCTCACGGAAATAGCGCCGATCATGATCACCGCCGGAGGCCTATTGTGGTCCTTCTCAAAACAGATCACCCGTATTGAAGCTGACCTGCAAGCTCTCCAGCACCAAGTCGATGACTGTAAAGGGCATATTGAAGGGAATAGGCAAGGCAGGATCGAAGTTTTTGGGGTCATTAATCAAAATTTAAAGGTAAAAGACACCGAATTGAGTGAGCGCCTGGCTCGCGCCGAGACTATAATATCTCATGGCGTCGATAAAGAGACATTAACGAGACTCGCTCACATAGAAGCCGAGATTAAAACACTGCTGAAATAATGGAACAGTCCTTCGCTATTCTCGTTATTATCGATATTGTGGACAGCACAAAGTTCATCGAGAAGGCAGGGGATATACGCGCTGCTAAAGTCATGAGGCTTTACGATCGTATCTTCAGAGGTCTACTCATAAAATATGCAGGTCTCGAAATCGATAAAACGGATGGAGCTCTGCTACTCTTTGAATCTATGCGGGACGCTCTTCGATATGTGACGGAATACCACACGCTCGTTGAGAAGCATTTAGGGCTGAAGTCAAGGGTAGGGATTCACTGTGGCGACGTGATTATGCACTCAAACGCTGAGACCTTTATCTCGAGAGGTGCAAAGCCTATAGAAGTAGAAGGCATCACGAAAAACATAACAGCGCGTATTATGACTCTCGCTCAAGGAGGTCAAACGCTAATGAGTAAACGCGCAGGAGAGTACGCGCTAAGTGTCAAAGGCTCTCTGCTGATTAAGGACATCGGCAGATGGAGAATGAAA